GTTTTGGATCAGTTGGGAAATGCTCTCGATGGCAAAGACTTCTGGACACTCCCCGCCTCACTCAGCCTCTCCACGGCGGAAAATGCCGCCGGGAAGCTGGACCAGAGTAGACAGAAACTGAATACACTCCTCCCACACCTCCAATTCCTTCGGGAGAAGTCCCCCTGGACAGCGGCAAGATCGGCGTGCCTCGTTGCCGCTTCCCGGACCCTTCAAAGAGCAGAGGAAGTCTATCAACAGCTGGCCACCGCCTACAACAAAATGGTTCCATTCAAGCGGTTGTTCGGGGCTTTGCAATCAGGGTTGTTTCGTTCTGAATCTATCCTGCTGGACATCAAAAGACTTGAGGATGGAATCCGGGGGCTGGGAATCACCAACTGCCCCACCTGCAACCAAAAGGTAGACGATGCGACCCTTATTGGTACTGTCTGATCTCCACTATACCGGCACCCCTCCAGTTTGCCGGAGGGACCGGAACAACTGGATGGAGACCCTGGAACGCAAGACAGCGTTCATTGGAGGGGTGGCACGCAAACACGACGTGGACGGGATACTCGTTGCTGGAGATGTCTTCGATGTGCCATGCCCTCACGTTTCCGTTCTGATCCAAGTCACCCGCTGGTGGCAGAAATACCTGGGGGATTTCAATATCGTATTGGTACCCGGTCAGCACGATCTACTGAACCATAACTTGGGTCTGTTGGGCAAATCTGCCATCTCCGTCCTTGACGCCCTACCCCGAGTCAGAGTGCTTTTGGACAATGAGGTTTGCTTTCCAGGAAGGGACACTCCAGGAGGAAGTTGGGTGGTGGTGGGAGTCCCCTGGGGGGTGGAGCCCAACGCCCCGGACATTGAAATATCAAATGACACTTGTATCAGCCCCACCATCGTTGCCCTCACTCACCGCATGGTGTGGTCCAACCAGAAGCCGTACCCCTCCGTGGAAGATTCCGCTCAACTGGAAAAGCAGCGAGAGCTTTTCCATTGGGCAGACATCGTAGTCTCCGGTGACAACCACCAGAGATTCATCCATATCAACAACCGCAACAATCCAAGGTTGTGGGTAAATCCCGGCTCGTTCTATCGCAGATCAGCGGACCAGATCGGCTTCCAGCCCCAGTGTGTTCTCATCAGGGGAGTCCCGCCGAATGCAGACGTGGAGACCATCAACATTCCCATAGATCCAGATGCAGTTTCCCGAGACCATTTGGATGAGGCCAAAGCCGATGAGCGCATAGAGACTTTCGTCAGCAGTCTCCAATCCAGAATAGAGGGGCCGAAACTAGACTTCAAAGAAGTGGTGGAGCAAATGACCAAACTCCCGTCTGTGTCTGAAGGGGTACGGGGGTGGATGCTGAAAGCCATAGGAGCCGGAAATGCCTAACCAGTCCCCAGAACAACTGCTTGCCCGATTGAAGAAGGGGCAGCAAGACCTGGCCGACGCTCGTCAGCAGCTGGCCGTATTGGAAGGACAGATCCAAGCCCACTCCACGGCTCTCCAGCGAGACTTTGGGGTGAAAACCTTTGAGGAGGGTCTAGCCCTTGAGAAACAACTTGAAGGCGAGATTCCCGGACTGATCTCAGAATTGGAAAAGGCTTTGATGGAGTTTGAGAGTGCCTTCCAACCTTCCAAACCTACTTGACCGGCTTACCTCAGTCCACACCTTCCTCGTGGGCAAGACTATGGAGAGGGGGCTGTTGCGTCAGCAGCAGTCCGCCCTGCTTCAAGAGCAAACTGACCTCAAGCAGCGAGAGGAAGATCAGATCACAGCAAGAAGTCTCCTACAATCTGCGGCGCAAGAAGTGCAGGGGCTGCTCAAGTTCCGACTGACCAATCTGGTCACCACCTGTTTCAGCACTATGATGGAAGAGCCGTATGAGATGGGGTTGGAGTTTGATACAGCGAGGGGATACAGCGAGGCCAACCTGTCATTCCTGCGAGATGGAAATCAGTTTGATCCGATGTCGTCCACTGGAGGGGGTCCGGTGGACGTTGCGTCTTTCGGACTGAGAATCAGTCTCTATGGCATCAACCCCAATCGTCCATCCTTTTTCCTGGATGAGCCGTTCCGTTGCTTGGATGAGGCGGACTTCCCCCAACTCGTTTCCTTGCTTCAAAGCATCAGCAAACGTCTTGGCATTCAGATGATCATCGTGACCCACCTCAAAGGACTGATGGACGCTGCTGACATCACTTTCGTGGCCCAGAGAATCAACAGGACATCCACTCTACGGGCTTTCCCGAAAGGCACCCCCACCGTACTACAGCCCCCAGCCGCTGCGGCTCCTCGCAAGCGTAGGACAGTCCCGGCGTGAACAACAGAAACGAAAAGGTGGCAATCCTCTGCTTGGTGAAGCCCAACATGGCGGACAAGCTGTGGCTTGCCTGCTTTGAGAATCTCTCCTACATGATGAGGGCGTGCGGGAGGGAAGGCTATGACACCACGCTGTTTCTGGAAGTCTCCGAGGGAGATCAAGAAATTCAGGGACAGGCCGCAAGAGGAGAGCACATAGGTAGAATCAGACAAAGACTCATCAACCGCCATCTGAGAGGGAAGAAGCACCTGATCAACTGGGTGTTCTGGATGGATGCGGACATCAACGGAATCTCTGACTTCAATATCATCCCCCGACTCATTGACGTATCACGCCGCCACAAAGCCATCGTGGCTCCCACCATACTGGTGGAACCGGCTGGGGACAAAAGATGGTATGATACCACGGGATTCATTCACAACGAGAGAAAAGCATCCCCAACTCTCCCGTGGATGTCACCCTATGAAATTGGAGGGGAGCCGGGGCTATGGGCTCTGAATGGCTCCGTGGGCTGCTGCTATCTTTTCCCATACCAACTTCTTGCGGATGATTGTCAATACCGGGGACACCCCTGCTGGACTGAGCACTACCCGTTCTGCCAAGACGCCATCGCAAAAGGATTCAAGTTGATTTGGGATTCCACTCAAATCGTAGTACACGCCCGACTGCCCTGGTATGGGGAGAGATTTCACTGATGAAAAGCGCCATCTGGTTTGTCACCTGGGACTGCCCATTCAGTTGCCCCTACTGTTGGCAGAACGTAGGAGGGAGAGACGGGATGCGTCACCCGCTTCCCGACCACCTGCGCAATATGGAAGTGTGGAGGGAGTCTTTCGCAAGAGCATGGACAAGGCTCAACCCATCCATACTAGACCTCACTGGAGGGGAGCCGCTCACGAGGGACATTCCCGGTCTACTGCGACTGCTTCCCAAAGACATCCGGGTAGGAATCACCACCAATACACAGCACCAAGATCGGATGAAAGAGCTTGCGACTGGGTGGACAAACGAGACCATCATCAGTTGGACTCTCTCATATCATCCCAGTCAATACCCCACGGACTCCAAGCGGGCAGAGTTTTGGGGATGGGTGAGTGTGTTGAAGTCCAGGGGGTTTCACGTTTGCGTCAACTTTGTCGGACATCCTGATCAGTTGGTTATGGTCCCGACCGTGCAGCGGCTTTGCCGTTCCTTCCAGGCCAACTTTCACTTTGATCCGTATGCCGTGCCTCCGGGCAGGAAGGCTCCCGAGTACACGCCCGGTCAACTGGACCTCATCAACTCCCTCACCCCAACCAATCGCACCACGGAGACTCCCGGAAGGAAGGCTGTGTGCTCCGCCGGGAAGACTCATCTGATGGTATTCCCGAGTGGGGTCGCATACCACTGTATGCAGCCCTTCCATAAGCAATCTCCCGCTATGGGAAACATTCTCGATGAGGGGTTCCAGTTGAGAGAGAATGAGGTGACTTGCTTGGAGCCTCACTGGTGCGCCGGTTGCGACAGAGACAAGGTGGATCGGACCTTCCTGGAGTAGCAATGAAAACAATCCCAATGTCCATCGCTGAAGTGATGGACCGTTTGACCATCTGCATACTGAAGTCCCAGAGACTCCCAGACCCCAACGACCGGTGCCGGTTCAACGCGGAAGTTGGCCTGATGTCAAGCGGAGTCCCTTGGAACAAAGATGGGATTTCAGAATTGTACGGGGAGTTGATGGACGTCAACGCTCTCATCTGGACCACAGAGGACTCCATCCGTACCGGGGCGGCGGATAAGAACCTTGACTTGGCGCAGATCGGGAGACTAGCCCTGAAGGTCCGTGACCTCAATCGCCAGCGTTGCACGATCAAGAACAAGATCGTGGAACTAACTGGGGAGGGGTGCTTGGAGTGCAAGCACAACTACGCAGGGGGATGAGATGAGAGTCCTTTTGGGCAGAACGTACCTTGGTTTTGGCGACTGGGTGATGTTCACGTCTCTCGTGAAGATGTTCAACAAGTATCGCCCCGACATTGAGATTGACTTGGTGGACTATCGCTGCGTACCCATGCGGTGGCTTCAACTGCCCTTTGAGTGCGGGGCTAGACTCCGGCTGGTGGACTGTGACGTGGATCGGAGTAGATATGACGCCGTGGTGAAGCACGTGGTGTACGATTCGGTCCAACCCAAGGGGGAGCATCTGCTAGAGGCTATGTTGAGGGTGGTCAACAAGACCTGCGGGACCAACGTGCCTCTGGATTGGGGTTGTTCTTGCATCCCGGTTCATCGTGAAGAAGTCCTGCTGCCGGATGGTCCCTACTGTCTGATGCCCTCTGCTGGAGCCCACACCCCGGCTTCAGCCCCCAAGCACTTCCCGTTCTTCCCCGAGTTGTGCCAGATTGTATCCAAGGAATTGATGCAGGTGGTACAGATCGGGACCAAGGGTGACCCGGACCTTCCTGGGGCGGTGATGAGATACGATGACCTTCCATTCGGCAAGATGTCCTATCTGTTCACCAACAGCGCCACAGGAGTGTTCCTGGAGAACGGCTTGATGCACTGGGCTGGTAACCACCAATCCCCCTGCTACGTACTCTTCATCTCTGGATCTCACGCCTTCCCGGAACACGTGAGATATCCCAAGCAAGTTCCCATCTTGGCGCGGGGGTTGTTTGCCGAGGAAGTGTATCAAAAGATGTGCGAGAATCCCCCGCCCGATACGGCTGTGAAGCCGTGACGGCTCCCCACCGCCGTTCAATTGTAGGAACCGGGGGTGGGGGAGAGAGTGGGCGGGAATCCGGGGCAATCCTAGCAGCGCCTAGCGAGATTGCGGCGGGTGGGCCGGGAGTACCGTGATCTGACGGTCCTTGTTTCTGATATCTATCTGCTTGATATTTCCCAACAGTGCGAAAATGGAAATGGTGGCGAAAGCTATCAACAGCACAAAGGTCAAACCCTCGCACTGGAACTTCCTGCCCAGGCGCACAATACCCAAAAGGGGGCGGGGAGACGGTGGTTGGGAGAGGAGTTGCCGTAGATTGTGAGCCGCTGCATCGTGATCTGGAAGGGTGCGTATCGCCCGGAAGACTGCGCAGGACTCCCGATGTTGCACCAAGATGTCAGGGGTGTTCAGCGCCTCCTCCACGCTGTCCAACAGCATCAGCTTCAACCCCTGACGGAATGGGTTGGCTGACCCGTTGATCCTCCTCGCAACTTCCATCTTCGCTGCTTGCCGACTCTTGACGTGGTTGGGGAGCGGAGATGTCTGGATGCGCTCCTCCAAAAGCCGGATTTGAAGACTGTCATCTTGAGGTGACATTGGTTACTTTCCCAGTTCAATCTTGTTGATGAACTGCTTGAAAGCTCCGTCAGTCATCAGCACCCAGTACTTCTCCCCCGAGGGGAGTTGAGGGACCGTCTCTCCAGGCATTTTCTTCTGGACCCGGTCAGACAATTCCACTTCAACTCTTGTTGCCCGGCATCCCGACAACATCATTGAAAGCAGAATCGGGATCACCGGACTCAGCGTGAGCCAGCGCATCCTTCTTGGCCTGGAGTCTCGCATCAGTGTTCCCCTGAAGTCTCTTCTGGCGGAGTTGGAGGATGAGTAGAACGATGCTTCCAACCGCCGCCAGAAGAGATATGATGCCGTTTGCCACCGGATTACTCCGCCGGGGGCGGGGGAGTCGAGGCCGGCTGCTTGAAGAGGAGCTTGTACCCGAAGTACATCCCCACGCCAGCCGCCAGGGAGCAGAGTACGGTCACCCAATCGCTGGGAGTGATCTTGCCGTCACTGACGACATCAATGCTTCCAGAGAGGAAGGTGATCACCGCCACGAGCCACTTGGCCTTGGCGCCGCCGATGTTCGCCCCGAACATCGCCAGAGCCTTCTTGATGATCTGGCTGGCCAGCAGCACGTATGCGCCAACGGAGAAGGTCTTGGTGATCCAGGTGTTTGCCGCCACGTTGGCCACATCCGTGACCATCTGCGGAACCTCAATCACCGTGACCGCATTGCTGACCGCCTGGGCCAGAACCATCATTGGAAAGGCAACCACCGAAAGGATTGCCATCACCCACATCAGCGCCGTCTTGCTTCTCATCTCGCTTCTCCTTTTGTTTGTTTCGTCACCCTGAGAACGATTCGGTCCAGCTTCACTTCCTCACAGGCAACTCATCTCACCACTGGCGCAACTTCCACATCAAGTGGGTTGCTTACAACAGGGGGAGTTCTAACCCGCATTTCCGTCACCGCCACCAGCTGCGCCCTTGCTCTCCGGCACACCAAGTCATGAATCACCCCGAAGTAGTTTGTTGCTACAGACACACGGACACCAACCACCCTCGCCTCGTCAAGTATGTCCTTCTGGGTGATGAGGATTGGGGGCAACGTCCTCTCCCGCCCACCACCAATAGCGGTCACACATGCCGTCCAGGTTTTGTTGCTCAATCCCAACGTCAGGGTATCGCACCGAATGCCGTCAAAGACAACTGTGTTGGTGAATACTCTTTCCCGTAGTGGAATTACACGTTCCCACCGCACCGTGGAGATGGTAGAAGTCCTGGGGATGGTTTCCACCTGCGCGTTCACGCAGGAGACGGTGAAAGCCAGCGCGGCAATCCACGCGAGCCCAGCAACCATTTTGTTTTGGTACATATAGCACCTACTTTCCGCGAAGACTCATACCACGCAATTCGCACGGTTCCGTTCCGGGGTACGTCACCCGCAACACCAGTGCCGTCCCAGCCGTCACAGCAGTTGGAGCGGTGAAGTATCGGCGCGAATGGGGTGCACCGGACACTGTAGTAACCACCTGCGTCCACGAAACACCATTATCGGCAGATACCCAGTTGGTCACGCCGCTCAACGCATTCGAGGATTGCAGCCAGTAGCACGCCACCACATTTGAGACGCTGTAAGCAGTATAGTGGGGCAGACTACGGAAAGTCCACTCTGTGCCTGGAGCGCGCACACTTACCGGACTGCTACGCCAGTTCGCGGTATCGGCGGACCAAGTCGCAGGGTGCTGGTTCAGAACATCAGCGACATTGGTATCGGACCCCTCGTTCATCGGCCAGTAGCCCAGCAGGCCCTTGCCGGATGGATGCACGCCGGGTGTCTGCCACAGTGCCTCGTTGGCGTTATACGGATGCCCACGGCCACCACCGTAGAGGGTCTGCGCTTCCTTGTCGGAGAGGGCGCGATTCCACATGGCCACGTCGTCCACGCCACCGTACATGGTGTTGCCCAAATCATCCGTGCGTCCGACAACCCACTTGGAAATGCCGGACGGGTAGATGAACATCTCCCTGCAACTGCCGCCACTTCCGCCATAAGTGGCCGGGACCAACAAGCAAGAATAGACTCCGTCCTTGTAAACCCTAGCTGCTCCGCGAGTCTTGGCATAGCTGTACGCGTAATGGTGCCATTCCGGCCCCCACCCATCCGCTGCGTACAAGGACGGTCCTACAATAAAGCTCCCCTGTTCATACCATTGAACCTGAATCTGCGTAACTGGGCCAAACGAAATAGCATTCCAGGTGCCATAGCCCGCCTCCACAAACATGAATCCGCCCGATTCCACGTACCCTTCCCTTTGCGCGGTGCTGGCGAGTGGGCAAGCGTAGGTACGACCAATGGCCGAGTTGTCTGGTACGTTGCACCAGAAGCTCACGGACCATTCACGCCCAGTCCAGTCCAATGCGCCGCTTGCAAATGGAATATCGATGGAGTGCGTGCCCATTCCATCAAACGAGGCGGCGGAGCCAATTGCATTCGTGTAGTTTACCAGCCCGAAACCAGCAAGGGAGACTAACCCCGTTGTCCCGCTCGCATCAACCATTTCATTGTCGAAACCGGCGTCAATCCATCCATCAGGTAGTCTCAACGTTGGTTCGGTGGTGGTACGCCAGAATTGTTCGGCTTCTGCCACGGATGCAACTGTAAATGGAGATGCCACCAAAAGGACACCAGCTGCGTACTGGCCGGCAATGCTTGCGGAGTAATTGCTCACCGCAACAACCGCGCCAGTGGGAGACGTGGTTTGTAGAGTTCCATCGGGGAACTGGACACTCGACACCTTCAGTGACGGAGCCGCCTTGGCCAATAGACCGCAAAAGCAAGCCGCCACCAACACCATCAACCATCTTTTCATTTCATCACCTCACGCAATCGGAGTCTTCATCACCACGTAGTGGAGCTTGTATCCAGCCGGCACCGGGGCGGAGAAGTCCACCACAATCAACCCGCTGGAATCGGGTTGGCGAGCTTGCGCCAGTATCATGACGCCACCAACCACCGGAGCTTCCACGTGGACGGTATACAACCGCAAAGCACCCGTGACTTCGATGTTGTGATACTCCGCCCCCTCCGTGATGTTGGCCAGACCCTCAACAAACGAGTTGCCAGTGGGTAACGGGTTGGAATCCCAATGGATGGCGTCTCCGTAGATGAAGGGCATCCGCTGACAGAACACCATCTGACGAGCGGGATCACTCTCCCAGGCCTGAAACTCCAAGAAGCCCTCTCTGCGAGACTTGCCTCCAACGACTTCCTGGAAGGACTCGTTGTATGAGTCTAGATAGACGGTCATCTGGCCCAAAGCCGGATCAGGATTGGTGGAGCCTGAGGAGGAAGCCGCCGCCCAGGTTCCATCGGCATTTACGTTCGCGCCCTCAGACAACAGAATCTCTGTGCGATCGGCGGTGGCAAGTCCAAAGGCTCCCGCGAACAGATACTCAACCCCGTCTCCCGTAGGCACCCCCACATATGGGTTGGAGTAGGAGCCGTCACAAAGCCGGAGCCGCAGCAGAACCTTCTCTTGATAGATAATGCCTGGGAAAAGGTTGGCGCTGATCTGATTCCCGGCACCATTGTAGAACCGCTGGTTGGTCACATCCCACCAAGCGTCAATGATACGATTGCTCATAGGAATCTCTCCAGTTGTAAGATAGGACTTTGTCCCATCCCCTTCTATGTCAAACCAGCTATGGACGCCACTGAATGATGACTGGTCCTCTGTCAATCGTATGACCGTACTCCACCTCAAAAGTACGGTACCAAAAGCTGGTTTCTTCCGGTGGGGGGTTAGTGGGGGGAGCCGTCAGCTCATCCAAAAGGGAATCTGGGATGGTAGGAATCCAGTTGTCAGTGAAAGGCTTCCAAGTCACAAAGGTATCAGTAACCCAACCGCTATCAGCCACCTTGACAGAAGCCGTGGTTGTGAGGGAGGAGTCGAAAGCAGCGGTGCCGGGGCAGTCCCATACTTTCAGCCGGATAGTTTCATATGTCCAAGAGTACGGATGCGACCCAGTAGAAAACGTGGTGCGGGTCTCCTCGTTTGTCCAACCACGGTATGCATACATCCGCACGCGATGAGAGATGCCGGTGTAGAGCGGGGGAGTTATGGATTCAGTGCGATTTACCTGAATGTTGATGCCGCAGGTGTTTGCGTCATTGCTCCAGGTCACATATCCCATGGATTGATAATATCTCCAATAAGATTGACCACTTCTCAGGAAGGCGCGATTGTCTAGGCTCCTGAAGTTGTTGTCATTCAAAAACACCCGATTGGTTGCCGCGTGGAAAGAGTCCTTCAGGGAACCGGAGTTCACCTCATTCCAATTGGTAGAGCAGGAACCGGCCCAGCCAGCAATCCCGTTGGTCTTCCAGTTATTCAACCTCACTCCGTCCGGGGAGAGAATCTGCACGGTCATAGTATTGTTGAGGAAAGTGAGCACGTTGGTAATGGTAGCAAACTCATTGGTCTGCCGAAGATATGAACTGGAAGGCACGCCCCAAATAGATTGAGGCACTCCAGCCCTTTCGAGAAGTCCGGTGTATGCCATCCACGGCCCCTGACCTGGATTGGCGCACCATCCCCGCTTCCTCAACTCCTCTGATTTGTCGAATACCAGGCTTTCATCCTCACCAACTTCTGGTCTTACAAACCGTGCCTCATCCTTTCCTTCTATCCCTGGCCCAGAACCCTCGTTGCCCTCAAACCAGGTATACACCGAGGAAAGCCAAGAATGGTAAGCATCATCCATTTGCCGGCTGAATGGAAGGAAGAATCCAGGGACTTCCCCGGAAGCCCGCCATAGATTCTGGCTGGAATGGTCCCCCAGATTCCTGCAGGCAATCTCCCACTGCGGAGCCTTCCGGGCTAGACTATTTGTGGGACGGAAGCCTCCCCACTGAGTCACCACATTGGTGAAGAAGGAACCATCCACACGAGACACAGCCCCAGTGATAGACCACACATCGTTTGTATGGTCATTCTCCGTCATCTCCTCCACCTTCCCTCCAACCACCCAAACAAAAGGCAGGTGTGTTGCCTTGCTCACCAACCAACGATTCGACAAGATGGGAAATGTGGCGGGATTCCAGGCGAGAGGAGACTGACCCCAATCCCTACAATACGGGCTGACAATGACTGCAGAAGTTGAATAATCCCCTTCCTTCTTCCCCCCTCCAACAAACCCCCTATCAATCAATCTGAATCCCCCGGCATTCTGGTACACATAGATATATGAATTCAACTGATACTCAGAAGCAAAGTATGGATTGGCTTGAAAGACTGCCCAGGGCCATCCTGGAGATGACCATTCGTAGGAGCGTTGATCAATCACCGGGGCGACATAATCCCGCAGCATTCCTTTCCAAGCCAAGACATACTCCCCGTCCATCCCGTTGGAGATGCTGTTGAAGCCCGAGACTTTCAGTGCTGTTTTGCCAGATGTCCAAAGCCAATAGCTGTTAGTCTCCTCGTGGTAAATCATCCGGGATATGTAGTGAGGAAACCCCCAAACATCATATGGAAACTTGAAGGCATCGTACACTTTATTCCAACCCTCCTCCGGCATGAGGGGGTGCTCATTCCATACATTGGTAGTATACCACCGAGTGATTCTGACCTGGCGGTCCGTGGAGCCGGGGACATCCTCCCATTCCGGTACCCAGTAGTTTGTCCAGCAGTACCAGTTGGTATGAGGACCCAAATAGACAGAACCGTTGAAATTGGTGAACTGATAGCCACCCACCCAGTCATTGCTCTTCACCAACACGGTCCAATCACTCGGGCAAGATCCACCGAAAGGGACTGTGTATTGCTCCCTCCTCACCAGATTGGGCCAAGAGAGGGTATTGGGAACCCTCAACATCAACGCACGAGACGTCCAGTTGCTCACCACGTTGAAGTAGTCTGCCGTGTTGTATCTCTGTGGTGACGGACGGCTGCGGGTCATCTGAGTGCCAACAAACACCGCCCCTCCCACCAGCATCAACCCCATCACCCATTTCTTATTGGAGACCATCTTCGCACCTCAGTAGAATGGGGTGATGTCCAACACCCCGCAACGATATGGGCGCTTCAGCCAAACAGCCCCGGAAGTATTGCTGTCAAAACAGTAGTACACCATCTTGGCAACGGTGTCAGTATGACGAGGCTTCTCTCCCCCGGTTGCCCAACAAGCATCGGAAGGATCACTCCAACTGAACTGAATGAAAGCGTATACCATCCCGCCAGAAATCAGCACGTTGTTAGACTGCGCCACCTCAATGGGTTCATCGGAGCCTTTGATGATTATCCCGTCAAGTAGAGTGATGTACGGACCCCGAGGATTGTCTTGGTTCCTTCTCCAACCAAAGCACCACTCCCTCCAAAGGAAGTCCCCATCAAAGGTAGGGGGCACCAATCCAGGAGGATCAATCAGAGCGGCACGCCGTTGCTGCTCCGACCTTATGACAGCCTCTTGAAGTCTACCCACGCCAGAAACTGGAGTTGGGGTCATTGATCGGCCCCCAAAATATCGCCAGCAGGTTCCTCCGGCAACTCCAGCCTTCTCCACTGCTCCGCCCACAGCACAAAATACTTCATGCGTTGTGGCTTGAGAGTGAGGTTGGGAAGGCAAGCGCCCCCAGACACATCCAGCGCCACCGGACTCGTCACAGCCCTTCCCCAAGAATCTTGAATTGGTTCCAGCTTGCTGTCCACCTTCTGATACAGTCCCTGAGAAAGTATGACTGGGTCGTGACAGGCCAGGGGAGAACTAGAACCATATACAATGGAAATTTGGTAGGTGACCGCCCAATACTTCTTGCCGAGGGGGGTCCACCTTTCCTCAAACCTCAAATCCTCCATCAGAGCTTTCCGCCTCCCAACCACCCGTCCAGCAATCCTGACCTCATCTGAATTGACGGTCCCTATGTATGCTTCGGCAGTTTCCAAAGAGAACCGGTCACCCCTGTAATTCTTCTGTATGCTCAGATTGAGGAACCTCACCGGACCCTTCAAAGACGGATTGAAAGGCATCCCCGCCGTGTTGAGAATCTTGGCTGTGGGCTTGTCTCTTGTCTCAACGATAAGATCATCTCCAGGAATGCTTCCGTCCTCTGCCACCAAAAGAAAATCAGCGGGGGGCTGACCATCCAGACCAATCACCTTATAGGCAAAGTCCAGATTCACTTCCTTCAAAATGCCAAACCCACCAGAGATGACGGCGGGCAACTCCCAAGGCTCTTTTGGGTCCTTGCTCCACCAAGAGGGGGTTTGCCCGTACTCGCACACCACCTCCACTCTACCGGGCTCACTGTGAACTCTGCGTGGAGTCTTCTTCAGACAGATGAACAGCGGATATGATGCGCTGTAGGAATCGCCAATCGCTGGAACCCCAGTCTCATTCACACACTCGGACAACTGGTTGATAGCAGTTTCGGTGCCATAGTCCAGAAGGAATATGCGCGCGAGCCTGGAAGGGAAGTCCCCCTGCGGGGTGCGTTGCAAGTCGCCTAGATCGGAATTCAGCCGCTCAACTACCGTGGGAGTTGGCATCTCATTTGCCTCCGATTCCGCCGGCCAACAACAACGCCGCATCAGCCTCTGGCATCTTGTCGATGCCCTGCTTCAAAGTATCAATGAGAGTCTTGATGTCCGCCTGAGACTGTTTCTGAATCTCCAGAAGTTCATTCATCTGAGTCTCTTGAATCTGCTTCGCGGCATCTCCCGCCTGAAGCAACGCGGACCTTTCCTCATCGCTGCCCGCCAAGGCAACCCCGGCAAAGATGGACCCAGATTCCTTGAGCCTAGCCTTCCGGCGCTGGTCGATGTCTTGCACCGTCCCCAGCAGTTCCTTTGCTATTTCTGGTTTCTGCTCGATGTCCGCCTTCCCCAACTGCTCCAGCAGAGACTTCCTACGCTCCTGAAGCTGCTCCAGTTGCCTGTTCTCATTGGACTCAAATCCTGGGATTGCCTTCCCAATCTCCAAGAAGGTCTGCCTGTACTTCTCCCTCTCTTGCTCCGTCATTATCTCAACGTCATCTCCCTTGGGGGCGGCTCTGGACTGAGCCTCCAGTTTGGATGCCTCGACAATCTTTGTTCCCAAGATGCCCTCAGCCCACTTCCGGGTTTCCTCCGGGGTCTGCTGCAGAGGCTTCATCCCCTTTTCGGCCCTGCGGATATTCACTCCAGTCAGGATGTCCTCCCACCCCTTGTTGGTAGAATCTCCCAAAGCCTCGATGTACTGATTGCGCAGGTTGGAACGGAACTCATCCCGGCGTGCTTCTGCTTCCTTGCGACGCTCCTCCACTCCAGCCAGGTTCTTTATCGCCTCATCCCTCTCTTTGAACGCACTGCGAGCTTGGCTGATGTCTTTGACGGTGAGGGCATTGTCCTTACCCCTAACCCAACTCCAAGCCCTATGCAACCCATACCCTATCGTCACGCCAACCGCCATCAGTGCAGTGAAGACCCCCATCCCCACCACCATCCTACCTAGACCCGCCACCACGCTAGTAGCAGCGCCGCCCAGCTTGGAAAAGGCTGAACCAACCGCCGTTGCCCCGGCAGTAGTGCCGACCGTTTTGGCCACCCCAAACGCATTCACCCGAGTGGTGGCGATAGTGGAGGGTGTTCTCAAACTGGGGGCAACCAACTCCCCGGAAGCGAGAGCTTGCTGGACAGCCGCCCTTTCCGCCGCAGCTGCCGCTTCTGCTGCTGCTGCCGCCTTGGCGGCTCTGATGGAAGCAATCTCCCTGCGGGAGTTGACGAGCAGCGACTCCAACGGCTGACTGGCTGCAGCAGCAGCCGCCAGCTTCGCGTTCCGGGCGGACTCCACTCCAGCCCTGAGGTTGGACAGTTCCTTTTGCGAGAGCTTGGTCATCCCCGCAACGGTGGCGGACACTCCCAACGGAACCGCCACGTCAGCAACAACAGACCCAGCACTTGCAGCAGCCGGAGCCGCCGCCGCTGCGGCCCTCGACAACCCAGAGCCTCCTACAGCCCCGACCGGCAAAGACGCAGCTGCTGCAGCCGCCGCTGAGGCAACTGCCGGAGGAAGCACCCCAGCGAGCTTGATGGCTGCGGCGGACTTCAAAAGGCCCACAAACTGTCCGGTCAGGCGCACCATCGTACCAAGTCCGCTGATGATGGGGCCCAAAGCAACCGCCAGTGCAATCTTGGTGCCTATGGAACGTCTCTCCTCTGACGTCATCCTGGAAAGGTTCTGGGCAAACTCTCCCAACCAGCGAGCCGCTGCTTTGATTTCTGGGGTGAATGCTTCCGCAATCTTCACCCCGGAGCTCATCAAGTCTTTGATGGCCTTCTGATACTGGGCATGGGAAGTTCCCATTATCAGCGCAGCATCTCTGGCGGCTTCCCCTCCAGCCGCCAGAAACTCCGCTTCACGGCCCTTCAACTCACCACCCTTCCCCAGCAGCGGATAGATCGCACGCAGACCATTGTCGCGGATTCCCAAGGACTGCAGACGGCGGATGCGATCCTCGTTGGTCAACCCCTCCAAGCTTTTGTCCAACATCAGAATGATGTCGGCCATACTCTTCATCCGGCCCCTCTCGTCAAACAAAGACATCCCAAGTTCTTTCCAGGTCTGCTTTGCCCTGGTTTGGGACCTCACGAGAGTGGTGAGAGCCTGAGAAGCGTATAGACCCGCCTGCCCGCCTTTGATATTGGATTGGGAGTATGTGGCAAGAAGTGCCACCACTTCCTCCATGCTCTTGCCGTATTGACGGAACTGAACACCAGCGCGAGAGGAGAGAGCCTCACCCAACTCCTCTTCACTCATCCCGGCCCTATCCGCCGCCACCGCCAGAACATCAGCCAACCTGGCCATATTGGCGATGTTGGCTTCCGCGTTTTGGGACTTCAGCCCCATCGCCATCAAGCTCCTCCCCAGAACATTGGCAGCGTGGGCCATGTCCATAGAGGAGGCGGTGGCGAATTGAGTGACCGTTGAAAGACTCCCCATCACTTCCTGGGTGGAATATCCCATCTGAATCAGGGAACGGAAACCCTTGGCAACTTCGGTGGAAGTGAACTGGGAGGCTCCCGCGACAGACCGCATCCCAGAAACCAACTGGCTCTGGATTTGACTGTTGAAGGTCTTCAGGGCGGCTCCCGTCCTGACTACCTCCACTTCAAAATCCACCATCTTCTTGACAGCAGCGCCAACGGTGGCCGTGACGGGAAGTCCCATAAAGAGGGACATCTTGGTGCCAAGTGAGGTGAGAGAGCTTCCAACTTCCTTTGCTTTGGAGGAGAAGCTGGCAAGAGAGGCTAGACCCGCCGCCGCTGCAACAGAATGAGATCGGGCGACGGAAACCCCGGACCTGAGAAACGATGCGGTTGCGGCATCATTCCTTTGGGTGAATGCCCTCAACTCCTGCTCAGCAGAAGCTATGTCCTGCCTCAGTTGAGACCTGTTGCCAGCCAGGCCAACTTCCAAAGTCCCGACTTTGATCTCACCGGCCATCGCAACACCTCACAGAAAAGCCGGGAGTCATCCCCCCGGCTTTCCACCAAACGTCTGTCGAAGCACCGACCACATTGCTCTCACATTGTCTGGATTCTTTGCGTTCTCCCTCTCATCCTCGGTGGATGGTCTGCCTCCAGAGAAGGCGTTGGGGAGAAGTTTGGCGAGACTTTCCATGGAGGCTTCCTTGCTTCCCAACATACTGCAGATCAGCCATCCCAGTACAACCGTCCTTCTGTCTCCCTGAGAGATTGACCACGGCTCCAGATCGTGGTAGTCAATCCACTCTTGGAACTCTTTGTCTCCGATTCGATGCTTCAACTCCTCAACCGTGCACCCCAGCAACGCTGCTAGGCGGAATCGCCAGATGCGCTCGGGGTGCTGTTTGAGTTTCCCTCCGGCCCCTCGCCACCCCAGATGCGGTTCAGGCGATTCGCCACCTTCCAAACCCTCTCCATCACGGAGCCTGGGGCCTGAAGCAGTTTGGGGTACTCCTTGAAGTCGGGGAAGATTCGCGCCCCGGCTTCGTCAATCACCGTGGCCATAATCACGACTGACTTCAGCGCGGCTCCCCTCTCCTCTTCATTCTTGATGGAAGCCAGGAAGTCCCCGATGGATTCCCGCTCCAGCAGGTTGAGGGTCTTCACCCGAACAGTCCCGCCCCATTCCGGCACTTGGACGTCTTCAGAGGGAAGGGGCTGATTGAGGGTGGCCAGAATCTGATCCCTCGTCAGCCTAACCACTACCGGGGTGGATGGCGCGGGGGTCTCTTTGGAGGAAACTGCTCTGCGTGCACTCATTGTGTTATTCTCCACTTGGAAAAGCGGGATGGTTGAGGCCCCACCAAGAGCCTCAACCTCACCATCCCGCCAGGCCAGTGAAAGCCTGCTACGGTGTCTTCTGCTTCTGGATGGTGATGGTGGCTTCCATCCGGGAGCCGGTCACAAAGTCGTTGTAATCCACCGACGTGACCGTGCCGTAGAACGTGATGGTGCCGCCAGCGGAGCCGCCACCGGTCCCAGACGCACCCGCGCAGTTGAACGTCCACTGCACCTTGGTGGTGGGGATGGTGAGTCCAGCAGAGTAGGCAACCCGGAGAGTGGCCTGGCCGGGGGCTTGGAGAGCCTCCACCGCCAAATCCTTCTCCTCCGTGGTGCCCTGATGAGTCAGGTCAATGGTTCCCCGACTCCATCCCGCCGGCTTGACGGCAAGGACTTCACCGGAGAATCCAGACGCACTGACCGTTATTCCATGACCTTCCCGGCCCATAACTGCCTACCTTTCAGACCTCACGGCGGAATGCCGTCAGGTCCACTGCCCACGTCTCCCCCCTGTCTTCAAAGAGGAGACGGAATGGCTCGATGTACGTATGAATACCCTGATACTCCACTCTAGTAAAGTCGCCCCCACGTTCCAAGACAAACCGCAAATGATGATGTAGAAAATCCCTGATCTCCATCACCTTTACGTATGCATCCTCTCGCTTGGCGGCTCTCACCTGAACCTGAAATCTGGATTGAAAAAGGGTGTTGCGGCCCATCGTGTCGCTCTGGGAAGTCGATGGGCCTCCACTCACAACCACCAGGTTGATCGGAGAGTCCGGGCGGAAGCCTGAGAAAACCGGCCAGTCACTCTCCCCCTCCTCTGGCATCCGGGCTAGACCCTCCTGAACCAGAAGGCGAATGATGTCATCCTCGATGGGGCGCATTCCAGATTTCATATCATCCCCTTCTCTCGCATCGCCTTCCTGAGATCGGATGCGGTGGTCTTTCCTGCAATGATATCAAGCACGTTTTGCATATTCTCCAGCAACGCAGCCTCCAGAAACTTTGCCTGTCCGATGTTGCCCAGAAACTTCCCTTTGCCCAAGTCTATTGATGCAACCTTCTTGGCCTTGGAAGCCTTGATGCGCTTGAGATGGGACGCAGTGGTATCCTCGTGAACGTAGATGGCATAGAACGCAGTGAACCCGACGTTCACCATAATATATCCCATTGCCTTTGCCTCTTGGCAGGATATATTGGAAGCATTGGTCTTTGCCGTATGCTCCGTGGTCATTCCGGGGCCGGATTTACCCGAGAATGTAGGCGTTGGAGGCAGAGAGTCTCCCCAAACCGTAAAGGCAGAAGCCTTCAGATTCCCAGTATCAACTGGGCAGCGTCTCTGCGCTTCCCCCTGTATGAACAACCCGCCAGCAACAAGACCCTCTTTGGTGATCTCCTCCATCGCCTCAACAGCAACATGAAGGTTATGCAGGACTTGCTCCAGCCCCTTCACATAGATCGTGCTGGTGGAACTAGGAGGCATAGACGAAATACATTGGGTTGGCCGCACGATGATCCCGGGTGGTCTCCACGGAGAGAACCATCACGGCATCTTCCGGCGGAACATCAGAAGCAGGGGATGGAAGAGTCCCGAGCCAAAGAGCATCCCCCTGTCTCACCACAGTCTCCGTGATCAGAGAGACGGTTGCCACCACATCCTCCGCACCGTCCTGGGGAATCCTCTTTGTTCCCTCATCCCATCTGCCAGTGATCTGCACTGGGGTGCCAAAGGTTGGCTTGCCCTCTCTGGTGACCCCCGTCTTTGTCCAGTGAACCACCGACTGCTTCAGAAACCTTGTGATGATGCCCATCTTTCACCTCAATAGGCTGGGTGCTCGCTGGTGGGATGAGCGGCGGTCAGTCTGGCGCGAATCTTCCCGCCGCCCTCCGAAAGGGCCAGAAACCTTCCGGTGGTGTCCAGCAGAATCACCTGCTGGCCGTGGAGAGTTGCCTTGAGACCCTGCCCGAGGCTGGCCTGGAATCCCACGCTGATCTTCCCCCCGGCGGAGAATGAACTGAGGCGAGTATTGGAATCTCTGATGGAGTAGAGATGGGCGGCAAGCCAGGTCTCAATCTCAGTCAGCAACTCCTCATCCGTCAGAGCATCGCCAATCACCGTCCCCACCATTAGGTGAGACGCTGCGATGAAGGGCGTCAGAGAGATAGTGGAATCAACTTCGATGATCCCCTGCACCTTGGTGGAGTCTGTCCTGGGAGTGCTCATGGTGGTGCTTCCTTCTGTTGAAAATCCATTGATTCACACGCGGTGCGTTCCACGGAAGTCCCGCCATTTCAACCGCCTTGCGTACTTCCGTCAGATTCCCCCCGATGGCAGCGTCCATATCAATCTGCCAAACATGGTGACCGTATTTGGCCAACCCTTCGGCAAGGTCACTGAAGGAGTCCACCCACTCAGACGCCTCGCCACCATCCTTGAAAATGTGACCGGTCTTCACCAAGGCATCCGCGATGGAGTCCAGATCACGATAGGCCAAGAACCAATGAGCCCCGCGAAAGGCGGACTCCCACTCAGGCCAGCAGGTCACCAGCCTGGAGTCCTTGTAGAACCACGGACCCTTCGATGAATCGTAGTTGTCATTGGCGAGGATGGCTTGGACCTGCCCCCAGATGACAGATGGTCGGACAGTCGGGGAACGGGCAAAGGCTTCTGGGGAAGGGAGATTGGAAAACCCGGCTTGTAGTTGACGTACCCTCAGACACTCCTCCACCACTCTCTTTTGGATGACGAGATGCTCCATCCGATTCCCAACGCCATCCTCCAGAGCACGCCCCACCCACTTGCCGCCAAAGGCTCCGCAAGAGGCAATCACCCCGGCAAGCCACGCGGTGCCAGATCGGGGAAACCCGGTGATCAAGATCGGGGAGTCAGCCCATCTCATCTGTGTGTTATGCCGGCCCATAGATCAATCAACTCCCCAAATCGTTTCTCCCAGTCTTCACTGTCAGGAGTATAGTTGAGAGCTTGTTCTGGGGGAATGAAAGGGACTTCTTGGAGTGCGGAGCCTGGGGTGACATTTACTACTTCAACCCAGGGGAAGAAACTGCGAGCCGCCATAACAAGGGACCGGACTTGAATGACAAATGAGACCATCCTCTCATTATCCGCCGGGGAGATGTAGTTGTCGAAATAGTTGGGCCTTCCCTCTACCAACCTCAGATCAAACCCCACCAACACAATCTTCCTCGCACCCATCTTCATCGCCAGCTCAATGGCGGAGGCTCCGGTGTTTCCATACCATCCGGTCATATCCCGATTGGGGTGGAAGCCATAGGCTCTTTTCATCACCCGTATACAGGGCGGGAATCCCCTCAACTCATCATTTACAGAAGTGGTAACCACACCCCTCTTGGAAGCCTCCTCAACTACTTCCCGGTGCTTGAACCACCACCGCTCATCGTTGAATATGTGGACGTGTTGATTTGGAACGTCATACAGGGAGTTGTTCACCCCCAACAAGAAGGATTTGTCTGGAGCCCACCCCAGTCTCTTCCAGCAGTCCGGGAAGGATGGGCCCCCGCCAAGAACGCAAACGGTTGCCCCCCTCCAAATGAGTGGAGGCAACCAGAATCCCGCCGGATGAGCGGGAGTAGGCACGGGGCTAGACCCGCCGCGCAGAGGCTGTGAGCTGCTCCACCAGTTCAATGGCGGCTTGGCGGAGCAGTTTGTCCGCGTTCATACGGGAGCCGTCACTGACTCGCAGAACGTCATAGAAGCCAGCCCCTCGATGGCGCACCGTAAACAGCGCCTGATTGTCGGGGTTTGCTTCCTTCCCGGCCTGGGGATTCGCCTGGTCGGGGACTCCCCCGGCAACGGGCGGCGTGGTAGCGGCAGACGGCGGGGGCGGCTCCGGGACTTCCGTGAACAGGTTCTTCCAGGCAGTCGCCAGATCGGCCTCAGTCTTGATCACGTCTCCCTTCTTGTACTCCACGCCACGATACGTGAAGAACAGAGAATTGAGGCGGAAGAAACGCAACTTGGAACTCATCTTTCCTCTCCTGTTTGCTCCTGCGAAAAAGCCCCGATTGGATACGGAGCAGCAGGAGGGATTGTTGGGGGTTGGGCAAATCCTACGCCAGGTGGCCGTGGATGACGCCGCAATTCCCGTCCTGGTCCGCCCGGACCTGCGGAACGAGAATCTGCATCACCTTCATGTTCAGCACCAGGTCACCTTCCGTCTTCCACTGAAGGTTCTGGAGGGGCATCCCCTCGACCATCCGGATGACGTCCGGCGTGAGCTGGACGAGCACCACGGTGTTCGCGGGCATGAAGTCGCACGGCTGGACAAACTCGATGCCGCGCAGTTCCAGGAGGCGCTGACGGACGGTCTTGGCCGTGTTGTTGGTGCTGGCGCGAACGTAGTCATCATCCAGGACCACGTCATAACCACCGCTGGTCCAGACCCCGTAGGGGCCATAGAATCCGGCGTTGACCGCCAGCTGCTTCATCAGGCGCACGTCCCGCACGGGGTTCGCCCCGGAAGCATCCCACGCCGCCGTCAGGTGGTACGGCTGGCGCGAGGGATGGTCGCACAGGCCGTAGATCACCCCGGACTCCACCGTGAAGGTGGAGGAGCCGTTGAACAGCATGTTCTCCGTGGCTTCGCCCACGCGGTCAGCCGCCCGACCGGCCCAGGTGGTGTCCAGAGGGCGACCAGCACGACGGCTGGCACCCAACGTGCGGACATCGATGTCCCAGTCCATGAAGGTCAGGGGCAGCGGCATGTAGCGCGGCACGTAGTTGATCTGGCTCTTGTCACCACGCACGCGGGGCGACATGGAGACCGTGGCGTCACCGATGACGCCCATATCCACGTACTCCAGGACGGTGGCCGAGAGGCCATCGCTGAACCGGAACACGAGATTGCGGCGCATCAGCTCAGCAACGGCCACCTGCCGACGCTTGGCGTGCTCCAGCACGACCGTGTCGATGATCTCCCAGTCCTTGTCACCAAGGATGTCATTGGTGCGAAGGCAGGAGACGTCCATGTTGCACTGAATCAGGCGGCGCATCACGTCGCCAGCAGTGCCAGAAGCCACCGAGGGCTTCCCGTCCGGGCCAAGGACCAAGCCCTGGACAACCTGAAGGGTCTTGTCACTCATCTCAGTTTCTCCATTCCCATTCAAGGGTTGCGTTGAAGGTTTCTTCACCCAGCCCCGAGGCTAGGCAATCTCCACCTTCACCAGAGCCGCCGCCAGCCCCGTGAGGTCCAGGGCTTCGATGACCTCACCCACGACAGCGCCAGCGAACGTGCCGCTGTCCACGGTGACCTTCTTGACCGTTCCATCGCTGTGGGCAACGAGTCTGTCGCCAATGACGACATTCTCTTCACCCTTCAGCATCAGCTGGACCCGGTCACCCCGGTTGGGGATGCCGGCCCAGACCTGCTCGCCATTGGCGTAGTTGTTGGAACGGGAGTCGTTGCCGGCAATCGTGCCGAGTCCCACGTGCTCCTTCTCGAATGCGACCTTGATCGCACCGAGACAGCCGCCGGCCACGTCCTGGGCGATCAGGGCATTGCTGGAATTGCGCTTGATCAAGTATCCAGGCTTGATCGTACCACCAGCCACCCCCGTGAGGACACGCCCCGTGAAGGACAGCTGGATGGTGTTCGGAACCTTGGTCTCAGTCATTTCAGTACTCCGTTGAGGATTCTGAAGTTGGTTTCTGCCTGATTCCCGATTACCACTTCATCTGCGGCATCGGGGTCACCTTGGTTCCGGCCGCATTCACGACCGGAGCCGCCTGGGACGGAGCAGCAGCCGGAGCCGCCGCGCTGTAGTCCACCTTCACGTCGCCCAGCTTGGCCAGCTGAACGAGAGCCGGGGTGGTCATCGCACCCAGCTGCTCATCGGTGAAGGTGTTCTTGCCGTTGGCCTTGATGCCAGCGATGATCTGGTCCCGCACGCTCTTGCGGGCTTCCAAGCCTTCGCTGATCACCAGCTTCAGGTCCGGGTTCAGACCCTCGTGGGCCAGAACTTCCTCCGCCTTGTTGAACTTCAGCGGAGCCGGGGGTGCCGGCTGCGCCGGGGGAGGCGGTGCCTGATTGGTGGTGACCGTGGCGGGCTTGGATGCCTTGCGCTGGAACTGGACGGCCTCAAAGGCGCTGTCGCTGAGCGCAGTCAGCCCATCCCGCTCCTGTTCCGTGGCAGCGCCAGCTGTGATCAGCGCGTCCACCAGTTCTTTGCGAGCCATTGGAGGCTCCTTTCCAGATGCCGCCACCGGAGTTGAGGCGGCGGGTGGGGTTGTCTTTCCGTCACCCGGCGCACCCGCGCCAGGCAGAGATTCATTGGTCACCGGGATGTAATTGGTCTGCAGACGCACTTCCTCTTGGTCGGCACCGAGCGTCACCAGACCCTTCGCATCAGTCTTGTAGGAGAGCTTGACCAGCTTTGACCCGGTCTTGGAGTCAAGCTCGCAGATCACGTAGTCATCGAACATGTCCACCATATAGGCGTGAGCATCTCC